ATGCAGGGTAAAAATGGTTTGTTTACTCCGCCAACTTACAGCCACATTTATAATCTATCTACTGTTCAGATGTCTAACGACAAAGGAACATGGTTTGGTTGGGATGTAGCAAAAGTAGGACCAGTCACAGATAAGGGAGTCTATGATATGGCTAAATCTTTTGCTGAATCTGTAGGTAAGGGTGAGATACAAGCTAAACCTGAAACGCAGGAACAAACTAAAAAATCTTTGAATTTATAGTATCCTAGGTAGTGGGCGTCGATGCGAGAGTGGAAACGCCCACTTTTTAATTTATGAATGAAAAGATTATTAAAGCACCGGTTACGTATGAGGATTGGATAGATCTGGGACGGGTGATCATACCCTGCGATACAAAGCAGGCTGTGGTCGAGAGGTGGTCCGATCCAGATTTTAAGATTACGAAAGAAGAATGGAAAATAGAACACACAACAAAACAGATAGGACTTAGATTAGATCAATACATAGATTTTGATATTGATAATCCTGTTGTTAAAAGATTTACAAGTGACCACATAAAATCATGTGGTGCAATATTTGGTAGAAGAAATAATCCATCGAGTCATTATCTTTGGTCTGGCACATCAGACTATAAAAAATTTGCATTACCAAAAGAATTAGAAAATTATTACAAAGATTATGGTCATGGTGCAACTCTTTGCGAGATAAGGCATGGCGCAAATAAATATACATTAGTTCCAGAAACAAAATATCATACAACAAACGAGGTTGTGAAGTGGGTTAAGTATGACGGTATAGATGAGTATCCAGGTAATTTAAAAGTTGATCTTGGTAAGATAGCTTTAGCTGCAGCTCTCTGTATTACATATGCAGGTTCCGGACAAAGAGATGATTATTGTACTGCTATGGCAGGTGTATTACTAAAACATACAGAGTGGAATGTAGATGACATAGATGATTTTGTATATAAGATTGCAATCGCAGCAAAAGATGAAGAGGCAGAAAAGAGAAAGAAAAAAGGCACAACACATAAAAAAGCAAATAGAAAATTTGGTATGCCAAAACTTGCAGAGATCATTGGGTGCTCTACAAAAACAATTGCAACAATATTTAGTTGGATTGGCATACAAGAGGCTACAAGCGAAGAAGCAAAACAATCTATTGGGCAGATAATAGAATATGGTAGCAACAGATATTATGTGAAAATAAATGCTGTGGTGCAAGGTGAGGCCGTCGAAAAAACAATTATAGTAGACGGTCCCACATTAAGAAATAAAAAATTATTTTATGATGCTGTAATTAGTAAGGCATCTGTTTGGATACCAGAAATGAAAGCCGCAGACTTTGAAGAGATAATGCGTAGAAAGTATGAGGCAAGAGAAAAGTCAAATAAATATGTAGAAGAGGCAGAAGAAAATTTAAAATTTGTAAAACATTTTAAAAATTATATTTCATTGGAAAAAGCATACACAAACAAAAAGGAGTTGGCATATTTTGGTTTACCACATTACAATATAAAAAGAAAACATTTAGAGTTTAATCTTGATAAATTTGAGGACTATCTACAAAAACAAAGAATAAATTTAGACAGGGTAGATCTTACAATGAAATGTCAAGACATATTAAAAGCAGAAAAAAAACATGGAAAGTATGGGACAAAGTCTTGTGTTTTTTGGCGTATATGTGATCAAGAGGTAGATAAAGACGATCTTATAATAGAGGGTGAGTATCAGGAGGTGATAGATGAAACAACCTAAGTTTATATCAGGACCACCAGGCACCGGTAAGACTTCTATGTTTATCACACAGAAATATACAGAGTTGTTAAAAAAATATTCATACAACAGAATAATAATATTATCACATACAAATGTTGCAGCTGATGAGATAAGAGACGAAATATTAAAACTACCTGAAATGCAGGGTGTAACAAAAAAAGCAATGAAGTATAATATTTGCACGATACATTCTTATTGCAAAAGCAGATTGGTTGGACGTAAAGAAGTATTTAGTTACGCGGACCACATGAACCTAACAACAATAGACTCTCTATTTAAATTACAGAGAGTAACAGAATCAGAGTTTAATGCTGATAAACATAAATTTTATAGATACCTGGCCGATGCACATGGAAAAGGCAACACATTAAAAGAACATTGGAAGACATGTGATAAACAGATTTACAAACCGTACAATCTAAACTCCATAGAACAGATGTCATTTCCATACTTTCAATACAAGAAAGATAATCACGTCTGTGACTACGCAGATATGATACAGGATTTTATAGACAAAGCTGTAGAGCCAGACATAGATGCATTAATAGTTGACGAGGCACAGGATAGCAACGTGCCACAGAGAGAGGCTCTCGACAAGATGGCAACGAAAGCAAAAGAATATTATTTTGTTGGTGATGCGGACCAGACTATATTTGAGTTTGCAGGATCAGATGCAGATTATTATCACAGATTATCAAGAGAGGCAGAACAATTAGAGCAAGGACATAGATGTGGTAAGACAATAAACAATCTATGTAAAAAAATAATAAGACCGATATGGGATCACTATGGGTATGAGAGATCATGGAAACCAACAGATGTAATAGGCAATCATTATCATCTACCTAGTCTGGATAAAAGATGTAGTGCCATGACCGCTTTGTTAGATAAAATAAAACATACCGATGAGACTTTTTTATTTACCTATCGCGGCACGCCTTCAGATTCATGGGTCAAAAAATTTTTTAAGCAACAGGGTATAGAGTTTGCACATGTAGGGAACACGGCCCACGTACCAAAGAAAGAATTACGATGTCACAAATTGTGGCCAGATTTTTGTAGAGGCACACCAATGCCATTGAAACAGATAAAAGATTTCTGGCAATACATGGGTAGTAAAGTAATAGTGCATGGCAGAGGTGAAGAGACTTTTGATGAATGGGTAGATAGAGAATACACCATGGATTATATGATTTATCACAAGTATCTAAAAGAGAATGCAGGAAAAGAAAGAGACTTTGCATTAATAAGAAAGAAGACAGATCCTGATAGATTAATCTACATTAGAAAGATTCTAAACAAGGGATATGATGATGGGGAGGTAAGAGTAAAATACGCAAATATACATACCGTAAAAGGTCTGACATTTGACAATGTTGTTGTTGATCTGACAGCGACAAGACTAGAAGATTATTTTACACAACTCAGATTAAAATACGTTGCATACAGTCGAGGTAAATTTGATTGTTGGACTATTGCATCACAAGGTAAATATACGTTAGGAGTAAGATGAAAAAGAAAAATGTTTGGGACAAGCAACACGGTGGATCACATTATCAAAAATATAAAATTCAACCTAGCAAGTTTGTTGTTGAGAATGAGTTGTTATATCCGGAAGGGTGTGCTATAAAATATATAATAAGACATAGAGACAAAGGGAAGAAACAAGATTTATTGAAAGCAATACATTTTATAGAAATGATTATGGAGAGAGACTACGATGTGTAATACACCAGAAGATTTAGATCTAAACGGTATAGACACAGTCGCAATAGATATCGAGACATACGATCCTAATCTTAAAACAAAAGGATCTGGTGCAATACGTAATGATGGTTTTATATGTGGTATTGCTGTTGCAACAAAAAATGACCTTGTATATTTTCCCTTACGTCATTCTGATACTGACATATCTTTTGAAAGAATAGATAAGATATGGCAGGTGTTAAACGATAAGATATTTCAAAACGAAAAAATTACAAAAGTATTTCATAACGCCATGTATGATGTCTGTTGGATCAGAGCAGTGACAGGCATGATGATCAAAGGTAGAATAGTCGATACTATGATAGCTGCATCTGTTATTGATGAAAACAGATTTAGATACTCACTCGACGCATTATCAAAGGATTATCTTAATGAACAAAAATATAAATACGATCTACAACAAAAAACATTAGAATGGTCTGGTGGTACAGTTAAAGATCCAATGACTAACATGCATAAGCTTCCTGCATCTATTGTAAAAGAATATGCAAAGCAGGATGTAAACCTGACTTATAAACTATGGAATCTATTTGATAAAAAAATTGACGAAATATTATACACTAAAGATGATGGAGAGCAAAAAACTTGTAGAAAAATATTTGAATTAGAAACAAAATTATTTTTATGTTTGGTTGACATGAAATTTAAAGGCGTTAGAATAGATGTCGCAAAAGCGATCCTGTTTGGGAGACATCTCAAGAAACGTAGAGACCAAATAATAAAAGCAATAGAAAGTATAACAACAATACATGTTGACATCTGGGCTGCAGCTTCAATCAAAAAATTATTAGATCATCTTTGTATAAAAGATTACAAGGTCACACCAAAATCTAAGATGCCACAACTACCAAAAGATTATCTACGAAAACATAATAATAAATGTCTGCGTATGATTGCAAAAGCAAGAGAGTATGACAAAGCAGTTAATACTTTTATAGATGGACTACTAGAGTATGTACACGAGGGTAGAATACATGCAGATATAAATCAGATAAGATCAGACTCGGGTGGCACTGTCACTGGCAGATTTAGTATGTCTAATCCTAACTTACAACAGATACCGTCAAAAGGTTATATAGGTGGTAAGATGAGAGAGCTTTTTATACCAGAGGATGGTTGTAAATGGGGTAGTTTTGATTATTCACAACAAGAACCACGTATTGTGGTGCACTATGCGATCAAATTAGGCCTACCAGGCACAGAGAGCCTTCAAAACGAATTTGATAGGGATGATGCCGATTTTCATCAGATAGTCGCTGACATGGCTAATATCTCCAGGAAACAGGCAAAAACAATCAACCTAGGTCTTTTCTATGGTATGGGTAAGATCAAACTACAGAGAGAGTTGGGTCTGGAC